AAATGTGTCTTGGCTCATGTTCAATTCTTTTGCCCTAACTGCAAAGTCCTTGAAGTATGGATTCTCGGTATCAAAAGTTACACCCTTCTCAACCATGTCATCGGATAATTTAAAATCATAGTTTTCTGGTGCGCCTGTAAATCCGCCTAGCCTGCTATGGAAATCCTTAAGCAGTTTAGAATAGCCCTCGGCTTGTGCTTCGATGTTTTTGAAGGTGCCCTTGTGAAAATACTCAGGCATATCTCCATCGCCTGGCATTCCTTCGCGCCATTCCCACGATTCTGAGGGCTCTGCCGCGTGAGGTTGGACATTATCCGCAACAGGTGTGGCTTGAGGTGCAGTAGCATTATCGGCCGCTGAAGGCGCTGTAGTCGCTCCTGAGTCCATTGTTGAAGTTTCGCTCATGATGTTTCTCCTTTGGTGGTTATTAGTTCTTTGTGGCTTGCAACCATGCCATGTATCAGACGCACAAAATCAGTTTGCGCCGAATGGTATGTCAAGTTAGGTTCTGCAGGACCATTGATCTTGCATATATATTGCTCGTGCCAAAACTTGAGCAATTCTTTTCCGAACGGATTTACTTCGAGTGCTTCATATGCACAGTAGTTGTACCGTTCCATTTTCTCGTTGTTTTTTTTAGCTACCCTATTCGCTTCGTCCAGTGCGTTCTGGCCATCAGCATATAAAAAGTCCGACACTTATTGGCCTCCCATTGGCATTACGTTGGCTGCTTGCTGTGGCTGTTGTTGTTGAGCATTTTGTGCGCCGCCTTGCATTTGACCTGCAATCGCTTGCTTCATCTGCGCTTGCGCTAAAGAACTACGCAAAAGATCTTCATTGATTCCCATCTTGCGTGCCACTTCGCCTGGAATCTTTTCGATGTCTAAGCCATACATCACGCCCATCTCGCCATATTGTGGTCCAAGGATCTGATTTATGTATTCGCTGGTTTGTACCAGGCGTTGAATCTCTAAAAGATTTTCAGCGTCCTTGACAGGAGTGTCATACTCGACAGTGATCATTTTGTCATCTATCTCAAATGGTTTGACATAGCCGAACTTGTTTAAGACGCGCCAAACTTTGCGCACAACTGGATGGTTGCATTCACGCTCAAACCTACTAGTCATCGCTTGATTCTCACGCATCCATTCTGCGTTCTGTATGTTCACCTCAGTGGCAGTTTTGTTTCCAGAACCTTCGGGAACAATTGGGTTAATGTTGAGCGACAGATTAACCGCATTGACAAGCTCGCTTCGAACGAGCTGCGAATAGTTGGGATTGCCCTGAATGACCAACTGCTGAATCGGATTTTGAGATACGCCATTTGGTTGGACAGGGATCAATGCGCCCGGCTCGATGCGAGTTGTGTAAGGATTGAGCTCCGATCCTGATGCAACCATGAAGATGGGATTGCTGTTATAAGATGCGGCACGCAGATCGAATTCTGCCATGCGGTTGAGATCTTTGATGAAGGGCAGCAAATCAATGATAGGTCCACGCCCAAAGATTTCGCCTGCGTAGACGTTCCATCTGAACACGATCCAAGGCGAATAGTCTCGATACTCTTCGAGAATGAAACTGTTGCTGGCCTCATCAAGGACGAAATAGCAGTATTTGTTTTTGCCCTTGACCTCTGGCATGTAAACAGTGCCTTCGATTAGTTCGACTTCGGATGAGCCATCACTTTCACATTGGCGCTTGATGGCTTCGTTTAATGTGGCTTTTGGCCAAGTCTCTTGAACCAGACGGGCTGGTGTTTTGAACTTGCGGAAAACATTTTCAATCTGGTCTGTGTGACCTGGTTCGAGAGAGACCTGATGCAACGGTATAGACTTAAACCGCAAAGGATCATCATACGTACCTTCGTTAAGCAACATAACGCCGGTTGATATTCCCATCTCCTTGATGGCTTGGAACATACAATTTTGGAAATTGCTCTTATTAAGCTGCTCAAAAAATATGTCTTCCCACTTGTCGCACTGTATTGTCGCTTCGCGAATGTCAACATTAGTCTTACCGTCCATGATCATGTGGCCAGGTTTAAAGTGGCACCAATGGCGACCGCTGGGCATTAACAAGTTTTGAAGATTGGCTGCAAACTTATTAAGACCCACTATCGCGGTCGAATCGTACACGTGTGATGTTCGTGGTGAACCAGGTGTCCAATGATGAATCGCAAACTCAGCGCGATTAGGCATCGTCAATTGATACGCCTGTTGGTTCATGTTTAGCCAAAGATCTGAATTCGCTTTTGCCTGCGTATATCTCGCGTATATTTTGCTCGGATCTAGTGCCATGTTAGCCACCTAAAGTCGTGTCTGTACCACCACTTGATCCTGTCCATCCGCCGCGAAAACGACGCATCGCAGTGATTTGGTTTTCCATAAGCAGCTTGTTTTTAGCTTTTTCCTGAGCTTCTTCCTGCTTCATTTGAGCTTCCATAGCTTCTTCTTCTTTTTCGGCAGGACTTGAATAACTTCCAGCTGCCGTGTCTGTGCCTGATCCCATGTCAAAACTCCTTCGGGTTAATGATAACTAAACAATCGTTTCTTTTTGCGAGCGCTTTGTACAACCTCCAGGGCGTGTAGACGCCCCAAAGTCGTACACCTAAACACTGCTTAGTTAACTCTATGCAGTTATAGGGGTTAAGTCTTGGCAAGAACTGTATGCGATTGTGTATTGGTGCTATGTTGCATCGCACGACAGTTGCTCCCATTCTTTCTAAAATCTTCAACCATTTTCTGACCGAAGTTTCCTTTTGGAATACAACTCCAAAAGAAGTTCTATTAACAATGTGTTCGACTTGCACTATCGCCGACTGTTTCTTGTCGGGCGTTTCGCTCAATGCAAACACCGCTACATGCTGGAACTCGCGCATCATTTGACTGCGCTTTAACTCGCTAGTCCTAAAGACGACAAACAATTCTCGCGGTCGCTTATCGACGAACGGTAAAGCGAGTCCTGTGTACTCGTCCCAAACTTGTATAGCGGCACGATAAAGATGGTATGGGTTCCAGCGTCCACGCCATAAGTGCCTTTTAAACATTCGATCTCCTTGTTTTCACTTTCTACATCAGAAGCAATCAAAACACTTTGCGACTGATTTGCTCGAGCACATTTCTTTGATAGCTGATCGAGCGTACGTTTTAATGTCAATACGTTGGTCATTCGGCGTCCTGCATTTGCAATGGCGCTCTTACGAACACAGCCATGAAGCTGCCTTGACGTCCAGCATAGAAACTAATCAGGTCAACACCAACGGGCACATAATACCAAACGATGTGTTCGCGATCAGGCACAAGAAATCTGTTGCCTTGAATCGGAGACAATGTGGCTGGCAAAGCTGGTGGAGCAGATGGTGGCGCTGTAAGAGATACCGAGTAGCTGCACCATAAGTCACCGCATGTGGTAACCAAACCCATGGCTTGAGTTTTTGGCGGCCGAGTAATGGCGAAGGCATCAGAATTCCCGGCGAAGCAACAGAAGCGTTCGGGCGAATCAATGTTATAGCAGCCATCCACGATATTACCTTGGTAATCTTTGAGGCTGTGTAAAAAAAGGTCTGAGCTCATTTGTTAATCTCCGTAAGTGGTATGCGTGGCGGAACTCGTCTGCTCATTTGCCGCCATGGCTGTTGTTAATTGTTTTCACGCCAAGCTCGATATCTTTAACGGCTGGATGCTGATGAACGATACTGCGGTCACTACCGAATGGTTGAACACGCTTATGCGTTGCGAAGTTCGGCCGAGCATGAGTATCGCCTGAATGTTTGTCGGTAGTTTTATGCATGTTTATTGTCCTTTACGAATTCTGGCGACCAAAGATGGCAGCTTGTGTTTCTGGGTGAGAATGCGTGCAATGTTTTTGCGCAACTTATTCTCGCCTGCTTTGCCAAGATGATGAGCAAGCGAAAGGGCAGCGCGAACACGTTTAGGTGAAATCGTGCCTTTGCTATAACCCAAGGGGTAGGTGCCGTGTGGACCCGCTGTAACGAAGCCCTCGTATTCGCCGGCATTCGACATACCAGGTTTGGACTTTATTTTTTCCATGTCTTTGTCTTTAGGTTTTTTGGTGTCTTTACGCGTGTGCGAACGACCATAAGCTTTCATTAATTGTCTCCTAGAGTTTTGAGTTTTTCTTTTAGATCGTCCAACTGCTGGACAAGATCTGGTATCGATTCGATCTCGGCTGCCTGCTTCATGGCCGAAATAATGTTAAGGCCGGCTGCTACGCTTACTTCGCTGCTAGTGATAGCCGACATGACTAGCGAAAGCTGCTCTGCGCACGTTTTAGCCTCAGCAAAACCTGGAATCGATACCGAATCGGCGTCGAGGCCATTAAAACGTTTGCGCAAAATTGATTCGAGCTGCAAAAATTGAGGCATGCTTAGGTTGCCTGCATCAAGATTTTTGTGTTGCATTTTTTCCCAATGACCAAGCGCTAAACTTCGCGCTCTTTTATAGCTGACCGAAAATGATTCATTTTCGCGAAGCCAGCGATACAAAGTTGAGCGAGCTATTCCAAACTCACAGGCGATCATCGTGGTTGAATATCCTTGAGCGGCGTAGAAGATAACTAGCGCATCATGCTTGGACGCGTCATATTTGGTTGGTCTTCCGAGAACAATTTCTTGACAGCAGGCTTCGAAACGTCTTTTTTGGTCAGGGTCCGTGAGGCGATCTGCCAGTTCTGTAACCAATTGAGCCTGCATTCATCATCCACCATGTTAGCGTAAGCTTCAAAGCAGCGGATGAATTCTTCGACAGAGCGAATAACCACCACTGCGTATCCAGAAAGTAGCAATTTTTGCATAAAATCTTTCTGAACTGCCGATGGGCTTCCTTTTTTGCTCTTAAGTTCTACCCAGAGTCCAGCAAAGTGCTGGTTGGGCATGGCAAGAAACAAATCAGGGCACCCAGGTTTCACGCCCATTCTTTTTAGGCGGGCTCCTGTCTGCTTAGACCGATACTCGCCGTTGGGTATGTGAAACCACGCAGCCGGTGGATTCAAAATATGCAAATACTGAACAATTGAGCACTGTATTTGATATTCTGAGGCTTGCATTTGACAATCTTAACTTAAGATTAAAAAATAAACAAGTCGTGTCAACAAAAAACATCAAATATTTTTGATAGTATCTTTGACAGACTGTGGAGTGTTGGATTCTGGATGCCAGACCCCTCGTTCTTTGAACAGCTCGATTGCACTCTGAATCGATTGCTCTTCGCTGAGCAAGTTAGAACTTGAAGAGGAAGCACGTTTTTTTCTTTCCTCGCGGTACTCGTGAGATTGATGGCAAAGATTCCTAATGTCCACAGGGGTAGGTGGCCAGCTATTATCGAATTTATCATTTTCCATCGGATTTTCCCACCTTAAGAATGCTTCTCTTATGACCGCTCGAGAGAACCGCATGCAAAGCAGAGTCCAAGCCTTGCGCATGAAAATATAGGCGTCGCTATCTTGCCATTGGCTCGTGAACCTTTGAAAATAATCAAAACTGAGCTTATCGAAGATGTCGTCGACGTCGATACTGACTTCCTCTTCGGAGCGGAAGAGAACCGGAGGAGGAAAAAGGCGGTTCGAGTTTTCAACTCCCAACGAGGGGGTCATAGCCTGCCTGTTGCTTTTTTGCTTTAAATTGTTCGTGGATGGACAAGGAGATGACGTTTTTTGACTTTGATCTCGGTTTTCCGTGTCCTGCGTAAGATTTAAGTTTGGAAGTGAGCAATCGATCATAAAATATATCCTCATGAGGTGGGGTAGGGTTTAGCCAAGTTGAAACAAAGTCAGTGCCTGTTTTGGTCAGGCCACAGGTAAACAAGCTCTTGTTTACTTTAAGATCCATTAGCAAATCTCGGTCACAGCAATTTGTATCGTGATTGAGCAACATGAATAACAGATGGTCAGCAAAGCGGGGGATGAAACGATCCCTTTTCCTTTGAGACCATTGTGCAACCATTGACCTAAAATATTCGCGTTGTGGTTTCGTGCGAAATGTAAAATGTTCATGAATTTTTAATATTGCAAGATAATCCAATTGACCATCTTTTAAATTTTCACTAATAACTTTCTGTAGATGTCTCTGTATATATATAATGAGTGCATCCTCTTTGTAGTTCTCTTTTGAAACCACATCTGTGCATTTTGAAACTACAAGATCGTTATTGTCCTCCAAGTTGTAGTTCTCTTTTGCAACTACAAGTTGTGAAATTCTATATAAATTACTGGCTTCGATCGAATGGTTAAAAGTACATTTTGTCATCTTTTGTTTATCCTTAACATTGAGGAGAACGGTAGGAATGCCGGAGCGAATTTCCTCCAATTTGTCCATATTTAGAGCATACCATACGGTATGATTGTGGCGTGTATTTTCCCCTTGACTGATCTTTAAAACGCCAGATTTTTTTAGACAAGAAGTGGCGCGGAGAAATTTAGATCGATTATATGGAAGATCTTTTAACCAGACCTCAATGGTACGGTAAATACCTTCCGAAGGGTCACGGCTACAAAGGCCACTCCAAAAAATGATTTGTTGAATGATTGTCGCCTCGCAGACACCAAAATGACGAGCATCCTTAATATTAAAGCTGCGAAAATCTGGATCGGCTTTTTTAGCCATAGCGAAACTCTCATTTAAAACTAAACAAACAACATGAACTAGACTACTCCTGTCTGATGACACTTGCAATAGCCTTCGCAATGCCTTATGATATTCTAAGCACACGAAGGGGAACAAAATGAATGCAACAAAAATGAACAAAGAAGAAATGACACGCTTTGCGCTGCGCAAGGCTACGGAAATTGCTGGAAATAGGCAAAAACTTGCCGAGCTCCTAGATTGGCCGCGGCCTAGCATCAATTATTCAGCTTCGACAGGGACGTGTCCACCGTGGATAGCATTAAAATTAGCTAGATTGGTAGATGAAATGGATCCGAGTATTACTCATCCTAAAGTCTATTCTCGTGTGATGGTTGAAGCGCAAAGAGCGGTCTGGCAGAGAAAATAAAATTTAACTTAATTTAATTTCAAAAACATGCAGGGAGGTGCAAAATTTAAGGAACTCTATTATGGAATATAAAGACTCTATAGACCTCAGCAGCACATCTACCAATCTTATAACCTATAATGGTAAACCGTATATTAAGATATCGAGCTTTAGAAAGTTCGTTGTTATGGGATCTGGTTTAACTTTAGCTGTGATCTGCTTTATCTTAAGCATGGACAGTACAACTTTTTATCAGATAATAAGTTTTAGTGCTGGTTTGCTATTTTTTGCCGCTGGTAGGTACAACTAATAAATAAAAACTAAAATTTACCGTATTATTTTCTATTGACATCCTGTCTCATGGGGTAGTATACTCGTCTAGTTGTTTAGATTTAAAAACTACTAAGGAGAGAATTTATGTACACCCATGAGCTTGGGCCTGACTTTACAGATGCCCTTACACACTATGCGCATACCTATGCTGATTTCGATGATTTACCGGTTAGCGATCAAGATAAAATCTTTACCACTATTACGATCTCAGAGATTTTCAGCTGTTTTACGGCCGATGAATGGGCGGATGAGTGTTCTGAAGATATGTCTATTTTCGAATGGGCCATGTGTATGGCTAGAAAAGTAGGGTATTCTGATTATTACCTGAATCTAATTCGGGACAAATTTGAAGAAGAGAGACTCGACTACATTAGATTTCTTATTGACAACGCCCTAGATACTAGAATTGAAGAGAGCCCTTTTAACAATGTGTTTGACCCTGCATGGGAAGCGGGATATTAATTTTTTTTAAAAACAAGGAGAAGAAAATGACAACTATACAGGATAGTCCTCACGATAATCTTGACCCTAATGATCCGGAGGATTGTTTAACCATGATGCTGTGCAAATCAATCATGGCAGATACTGATGAGCAGTGCATTCAATACTGTGATTTAGCCGAGGCAACAGTAAACAAATATGACCTTTCCCAAAAGGCTATTACTCGTGCCAGAGCAAGAACAATGGTGTTGTTGCGGTGTAGGATGACGAAGGAGGAAGCATTATGAATAATGAAAAAAGTATTAAGGAGGGGAGAAAATGAAAGATTCACAAATTATTGATTCTTTAATAAATGATGATCATTTAAGTAACAAGGAAAAGGAGGGGGGGTTATGACAGATTTTGAACTTTTTTTACTAGACGACTGGTGGCGTGGCGAAGGTTATGATCATTGTGAGGACTGGACTAAGGAGGACGTACTTAATTGGTTTGGCGATCGAGGATACATTTTCGTTGAATATGATGATGAGGAAAACGATATTAAATTTAAAATCATAAAGAATTTTATTTTTATCTCCGAGTTTGTCGATAGTGACTGGAGGGTTGTTCTATACGAATTAGATTCTATTTGCTGTGAGCCCTACACGTCTTGGCCATATACCGACTTTAGCTGGGAAAGAAAAGATTTAATCAATCTACTTTATAAAATGAAACTGATAGAAAGGATAGTAAAAATTGAAAGTATTTGACAGGTATATGGGGCAGATTCGCCGCACAAAAGATATCAAGTCTTTACAGGAAATAGAAAGGCGTACACAGCTTTTAATTTCAGATCTCCAAAGGGAGCTTTCAGAGATAGAATCTGAACGCGCTCACGAGATTTTTAAGATATAATAAAAAAAGGGCATCGCTGATTTAGGTCGATGCCCGCAAAATTTTTAACGATTGTTGTTTAGTTAAAAACATACCCTTAGGAGGCACATATCATGAGCACATGCGCAACATTTAGATACCAGACCACTATATCTCGGAATTCAGACGATCTCAAGAAATTTCACTCACCAATTATGGATAAAACTACATTTAATCCTCACGTAAGAAAAGTTTATACGCATTGGATGCGTGATGCTATTTCGCCAAAACAGAGGAAAAGAAGCTTTAAATTGTAGATATATGTTGTTGATTTTGGAGAATAATAATGAGTAGAGAAGAGTTTTTGGCTGAAAGACGTCGAGGAATAGGCGGTAGCGATAGTGGAGCTATTTGCCGCGTTAATAAATGGAGAAATCCGGTAGATGTTTATCTCGAGAAGATAGGCGAAGCGGAGGAAACACCAGATAATATTCGGATGCAGATTGGACGTGCCCTCGAAGGAGGCATGCTTAATTTGTATGAAGAGGTCACAGGACAGCAACTCAGCTATAACCCAGGCCTTTTAATTCATCCTAAGCATGATTTCTTACTGGCTCATGTAGATGGAATTGTTGAAAATTCTCATGTAGTGGAAATTAAAGTCTTATCTTCGCCTCATTTTGATGAATGGGGTGAGCCGGTAGAGGATGGATATGATCCACAAGCATCAATACCAATATCATATTACTATCAGCTTATGCATTATTTAATGGTCACAGGTCTAAATGAAGGACATATGTTTGCATTTCTCGGTGGGTTTAATCCTGTGAGACTATACAAGTTTAAACGTGACCCTGGGTTCATCGCCCGCATGAGAGCCGATTTAATCACTTTTTGGAGGGATCATGTCGTCAAAAGAATTCCTCCGAGGCCTATGACTCAGGAAGAAGTTAAACTTTTATTTCCCTTACCAAAGACGGATAAGATGAAAGAAGCTAATGTTGATGATGAATTATGCGTGAATGACCTGAAGCAGATAAATGAAGAAATAAAACAGCTTCAAAGCAAAAAGAAAGAAGCTATGGACGCTTTAACAACGAGGATTGGCCCTAATTTGGGGCTGAAAATCACAAACCAAGAGGGAAAAGCTCGTAAATTAGCTACCTTCAATGCTAATAAGAATGGCCATCGAACATTCCGTGCGTATGGTTAAACAGGAGAAAACAAAATGAACCAACTATCAACAATACAATCAACAATCATCGATCCAGCCAAGAGTGCTTTTTTAGATGATGAAACCTTTAGACGTGAAGCTGAATTTGCCATGCAGGCTTTCAACAAAAACAAATTCTTAGCTGATGTAGCTTTGAAGAATCCGAATCAGGCAATAGCTGCGGTCAAGAATATTGCTGGTATGGGACTCTCGTTAAATCCTGCCTCTCAGCTTGCATATTTAATACCTCGCGGTGGTGCAATTTGCTTGGACATTAGCTACAAGGGAATGCTAAAAGCGGCCATTGAGGACGGTGCATGTCGAATGGCTAAGTGTGGAATTGTGTATGAGTCAGATGAATTTCAGCTGAATGGAATATCCGAAGAACCAACCCATAGCTATGATCCATTTTCGAGTGATCGAGGCAAAATGATTGGTGTGTATGCTTGTTTAAAGCTTAATGACAAAGATTATTATACTGAGACGATGAATGTCGACGAAGTGAATAAAATACGTAATCTAAGTGCTTCCGGAAAGAGTGGCAAATCACCATGGGTCGATTTTTATGATCGGATGGCGATTAAAACAGTGTTGAAGAGAGCACTTAACTTTTGCAAAGGTCGATCGCCGAAAGTGGATAATATGATACAATACTTAAACGATGAGGCAGGCGAGGGGATTGACTTTCATGCCGCTTCGAACGTTATTGAAGGAGAATCTGAGGTGTTAGATGAAAAATCTCCATTGGAGAAATTAAAGACCTGTATTTCTCTATGCGAATCAATGGAAGAATTAGAAAGTTTTTTACCCGACATTAAAGCGTTGGATGATAAAGAGCGAGAAAAAATTCGCACAATTTATAAGGAAATTTCTTCAGAACTACAAAAGGATATTAAAAATGACTGAATTTAATGATATTGACTTAAAAGATTTGGCAGAGAAGGGCAGCGAAGTGGATTTTCGCGTGGCCTTTCTCAAAGACGGAATGAGCAAAGCAGGTAACCCAATGATTACTGTGGGTCTGTCTTGCACAGATTCTACGGGCTTAAAGTGCAAACCACTTTTGTACAATTGGCTCGTAGGAACAGAGGGAGCGGCACGATTCATCGATGAATTTGTGGACAGCTTGGATGAGGAGATGAAAATCGTTTTTGAAAATGATGCTTGGATTTGCGACTTCGAAAAACTCAAGGAGCGAACTGGCAAAGCGTTATTATCACTCGACGACAAGGGATATGTTCGTGGAAGCTGGGTAAAAGCTGAACGCGAAGATAAAGACAATCCTCAAACTGACTGCATAAGTGAGGAAGAACCATTTCCTGATGAAGAAGTGCCCTTCTAAATTTTAAAAAAACAAGGAGAAAAAACATGAGCGCAGGTAATCTTATTCTATCTAGAGAAAAAGGACAAACTGTTAACATCTATGTAGGGAAACAAAAGATTAGTGTTACATCTTTGCCCAACAATAAGCTTGGCATCCGTGCTGAGAAAGATGTTAAGATAATGAGAGAAGAGCTCGATGCTCCTCTGCTTTCTAAATAGCAAAAACCCCCTAGAGCTGCTTAATTGCGGCTCTTTTTTTTTGAGAGATATAAAAATGATAGAAGATAAAGAATTTGATTCTAGATTTCTAGGAGCAAAAATAAATTCCACCGTAAATAAACTAATACAGTTATTAAATGACGTAAATAAAGCCCAACGCCTGTTGCGTAAACGAACATTCAAAGATAAGGACTATGAGATTTTAATTGAGCTTTTAAAAGAAATAGACTGGTCCTTACGCATGGAAAGCTCAGCAATGCAAGATACATTTGTCTCATATCGAAAGAAGCGGGCAGACATTCCTAAGATCAATTCGGCAACTGCATTGTTAGAGAATCTAGATCAAATTAAAGATATTTTCTTTCCAAAAAATGATGCGGAGAGTTAATTCTTTTTGGTTTGGCGATAGGATATACACAAAGAATTGCCGAGGAGGGCATATATATTACACAATTTCTATCTTATATCTCTGATAAACTTTCTTATCAGAGGTAATAACTGGAGGGGAAAATGAGCGATAAACTATACTTTTATGATATTAAATCAGATTATGGAGATCTTGAAGACTCAGGCACGTGTGGATGGGGAACAACCATACATACGCGTAAAATAGAGAGAGTGGCTACGGAAATTATGAATGCCGTCGGAATAGATATAAAACATCTATATGAGGATCAATTTAAGAACAGTAAGCAGGAATGGTGTATTCATGTTCGAAGATTTGAAGATGAAAAATCTTGGAAAGATTATTCTGATTTCCTCTTATATGAAGAGACTGGGCTTTGCCAATACTGCAATCACGAGGCCCTACCACTTAAAGATTATAAAATTCCTGTAAGTAGAGACATGAAACTTGAAGACGTTGAAAGAGTATTAAAGTGAGATTAAACACAATGATGTTAAAAAAGTGCATAGTATGCCAAACTGAGATATCTAGGTTTACGTTGAGCACTAATTATTGTTCAACGTATTGCCGAGAAGAAGATATAGAAAACCTAACTAATTTAGTTTACGAATTAAATATAGAATTAAAAGTCTTTAAGCAAGAATTCACAGCAATGTCGGATAGAATCTTAGAACTCGAATGGCAGGTGAAAACTGTTACATAGCGCCTAAAATCAACAGATTCCTTATTTCCTGTAATACTAATTACAGGAAATAGCAGATCTATATATATGTATCATCACCCTATTACACTTTCCAATGCAAAAGAATTCATTTGCGGAGTCATTGGGTTTTTAGAATATCCAAGCTCTGGCATTAAGCCAGCTTGATACGCTTGAGCGACGATCATAAATGCATCGCTGCCATTCGAGCTCCAATCATGGAACGGACCACCGCGTGCACCGGTATTTAAATTCTCTCGAGCATGGTATTCCATTAGTGCATCCAAACCTATCCGACACTCTTTCTCATCAAAGTGATAACGTTTGAAAAGTGCGCGACTGTACTCAATTTGATCCATCTTATCTTTGCTGCGTGGGACAGCTGTGAATGTAAAACCCAAACGCTGAGCTCGATGTATTCTTTTTTCGCCCGTGCTCCAGTCAGCGTGGCAAATGTCGTGCGGGGCAAAATGACGAGCGAATACAAGTCCCCTACTCTCTCCAAATTTTTTAACATAGTTAATGTAATGCTCCATCGCTTGCTGATTATTCTCATAATAATGAACGAAAGTTATTTCCCCATTTCTCTTAATATAAAAAAACCAAATTGCAGTCTGATCATTAAATCCTAAGTCCCACGCAGTATAGAGAGGATTTTCAACCGGCAACGGAAAACCTCCAATGCGATTTTCAGAACGCGCTTTTCTCAAATAGTTAGAGAAATAGCTGTTCTCGAGCGCGGAGCTCCAGTCGCAGAAGAATTCCTGCTGGAATTTCTCAATCGACATGGCGCCTGCAGCAGTTTCCAGATCAGAATCGGAGATATATCTTTCTCCCTCAGCTGAAAGGGTTTCTAAGACATCTCTTTTGTCGACATACCAGGAATCATTACCCAAAGCGTGTTGAAACAATCTGTAAGCATGATTATGGCCACGAGGAGTGGTATTTAAGATAATCCAACCTTTGTTTTCTACAGCAGCCGGAGACAAATAGCTAAATGCTAAGGGAGTTTGAAGAGAATACTCACTGAATACCATGCCGACCGGATTCGTACCAACCACGTAGTTGTAGTGGCTAGCTCCTACTATCTGAATAGTCGATCCATTCACTAGGTTGATGCGCATCTCAGTATTATTAATTTTATTTATAATAGTTGGTGCCAAATGATCCAGAAAGGCAACACCCCCGCTATCAATAGCCGTCCACAATGCCTTCCGACCTTGTTTTGCCGTGGGAAAAATATAGAAATAGTTTCCCTTTCGCTGTAGAGCTTTAATTAGCATAATAATCCAGCAGGTCTTGTCTTTACCACTTCTACGATGCCAACTTATGATAGCTCTATTAGTGTTTTTTACGAGCAATTCGTGCATCAAGACAGCTTGATAAGGTCTCGGCTCGAACTTGTACGGCAAATACTCTACATTAAGCGGCATTTTTTCTCTTAGATGTGGTTTTCTTGGCTGGTCGTTCAGCAAGATATCTCAAACCGTCGACAAAACCTTGAGCCCCAACATAGGTGGGCACCAATAGTTCGATCACATTTGTGATATTATGAACTAGAGCGGCAGGCAAATTCAACATATTTGTGACTAGTGTGACTCCGAATCCGAGGATTGTCAGCCATAATTTTCTAGATTTAAGCGGTTTTGGTATACTCATGTTTGTCTCCTAGGTTAAGTATTGAATTGATTCTAGAAGTAGCGTCTTCTAGCGACGTAAATTTTGGATTAGGGGCCCAGTATTTATAGTAGTACTTAATTAGCCCCTCCTCGTCATCGGCTTCTGGCAGCCTCTCAGGCCATCTCCAGTACTGAATTCGAGCCATTACTGTGGCAAGGCGCAGATCCCACATTAAGCAATTTGCAGAAGGTTCGGCAACGTACTCACAGATGTTTAATACTTTGCGTGTCAAACGAGGTTTGTACTCAAGGACAGAGTCCCACAGGTCATAATATGTGCGCCTTTCCAATTGGTAGATGGACAAAGCAGGGCCGACTGGGAATTGCTTGATATATGTACCCATTCTAGACTCCGATGCACACGTAAATAGCAAGAGTCGTCTTGCTGCCGCGCTATTCATCTTTAGCGCATCTAGAGCGGGATCGATGATGAGTCTAAGAAGCTGGGTCGTGTTAATCATTGTTTTCCTATCATTCGAAATAATCGAAAATTATTAGCATATCGATCTGATTTGCTGGATAAGGATCAGCAAGAGTTACTGCTTCTACGGTCAGCGTATACGTAAGAACTCCCCCAGGAGTAGTTTGCATCATTGCGGCCTCACAAGTGGCCAAAGGCATAGCACCAACAGGAGGGACAGTAATATACCAATTGGTTATAACAACGGCTTTAACTTTTGCTGGATCCGCAGTATTGGGGATAATCCCATCAGTCCACGTGTTCACTGTTGCTGTATTAGTAACAGAGATGACTCCACCAGCTCCTCCACCTCCTTCGGTGTGTTCATAAACTCTATGCACACAGCCCCTAGATATTCTCTTGGTACCCCCCGTATCTACAACAGCGATAGTATTCTCAGCTACCCAACCTCTAGTCGCCAGCGTCGTATCTGAGAAACTTGTAGCCGGAACGGTTGGGCTCGGTGAGCCTTCAGCCCAAGAAAATGCGCCACCTGGAATATCTGTCCGCACCTCCACTGCCTTACTTTGGATATACGTAGCGAAATTAAGGTTTTCTTTCCCTAGAACTATATTTCTATCATATCCTCCACTCGCCGGAAGAGTGTACACCCATGTCGCAGCTGCTGATGAATCATCAGAAGTTAGTCCATTGCCACTCACGATTTTCCCTGTGGGTCCAGTATACTTGGCTTTAGTATCAAGAACAGTTTGCACATTTGAAGGCGTCGTAGTTTGCGTATCGAAGTAGCCTATCATAGTAGCGCCGGATCCCGTAGCATCGGCATTCTCTGCCAGTTCGGTTTCGAGTTCAGCTGCAGTTTTTCCGCCTGGATCTAGTGGAGCGTCTATTATATCTCCGGTTTCATCTTTAGCCCAAACTCTAGGAGTTTCGCCAGCTCCTGGAGTTGAAAGCTGAGGCAAGACAAGATCTTTTGAGGTTAGGTCACCCTCAACCAAAGACGGGATATTATACTTTGGAGTGATATTATCGCTATAATATTGAAGATCATTATCCAAGATAAAATTCACGTCGAATTTGTTGTTGAGATCGGCTGCAGTTAAAGGCGCACCGGGTGCAAAATTATCTGGCTCTGAGATTTCTATGTCTCTCACTATAGCTATAGTAGCTCCAACGATAGGCGGCGTTGTAAACGTAATGGAATAACTCGCAGTATCTCCTGAAGTTATAGCGTCAACGGAGTAAGTTGTATCATCCAGAAGTGTTCCATTAATGTAGACACGAATATCAGCTTGCTGAAAAATCCATTGAGGGATAAGTGTATAAGTAGCTGCACCGGTTGAGACGAATGAATAAACGGTTTGCGTTGCGGGAGTAGTAGGCATAATTTGCTCCTATTGTTGATTCTCTTGTTGAGAAAAGAAATGGTTCCAGACTGAGACGGCCATCCAGTTTCTCGAAAACGGTATATGATTTTTAGCTAGATGTTCTGTCTGCTGCAAAGCGGTTTTACGAAATGCGCGATTTTCGTCAAACATAAAATTGGTGGTATGTTGAGCTAACGAATTAAGATAGAGTAAAATTGAATTAGCATCCGAAATAGTAGGACCCATTTCATCTAAGATAGACGGGTGAGGAGAAGCAAAGGCGCCAATAATATCTCCTGCAATTCCTCCTGCTGGCAAAGTGGCTTTTGCAATATTTGCGCCAGCTCGTAATCTTTCTTTTGGATCATCTGAAAATATATCCAAAGTAAATGGTTTATTATCCATTTTGGCTTTAGCATACATTCCTATCATGCCTAATGCCGCAGTTCCTGTGACTATTTGTCCCAACTGGGCAAGCATTTCACCCTTGGTATCTGATCCTCTGATAGCACGCATTAAAACCCTATTATAGAATCCGACAGAATAAGACTTGTATTGCGTTAGCAAGTTGACTGCCATACCCCAAGGCGAAGATGCAATTATTCTTTTTTTATGGGAGTCAAGAAGATAATCGAATCCAGGAACACAATATTTATATTGATCGTGAAACATACTGATAGCTTTAATGAGTAGCTTCTGGCGTTGCTCGGCAATTTCATCTGATGTTTTAGCACCGGTTAAACCTGATATTTCTTTGTCCGACATCTCAGACCAAGCGTCTGGAACAAGATATTTTCCATGGCCTTCAATTTGAGTTTGATGTTGTCGCCAAAGATCCCATTCTTCGGGTGAATAATTATATGCCATTAACGTTTTCTGAGCAGCCTTAGGGAGGGATTTTAAATCTTTATCTGCAAAGTTTGAAAGATGTCGAGCTAATCCTATCTGGGCACCATTATTTATCCCTCTATCCCAAAATTTCAGCAAATTTAAAGTAAATTGTAGATTGTTTAACCTTGCCATTGCCCCAGTCAACCCATCTATTTTCGCTCCAAAGGCATTTGAAGAGCCTATGAACTGTTTGGAGACCACATGACAAAGATCTAGTACATCTTTTTGCTCTCTAGAGGTCCCAAAAGCGTTCATTAGACTGTCGATATTGGTTTTAAGCGCATCAATCCTTCCCATGCCCCAGCCATATCTCATTAATCCATATTGATTGGGCATATCAGTAACAACTCGGTATATAGTCTGGCCCATATTTGTCAGATTATTAAAAACCTGAATGTTCTTGAAAAATGTACCGATCTTGCCATGATCCATACCATAAATTTTACCTGACGCATTTTGAAACATGTATTTCATGTCCCTGATTGATTTATTCGCAGCGGTAGTTCCTTTATGTGCTTCTTGGAGCTTGTCCGTCATATATTTAAAGTTTTCTTCGGCATCAGGCCCAAAGCGATCAATTAATGCTATTTTCATAGCGTTTCTCATAGTATCAGCTACGATCGTATCTAACAGAGATCCTCCACCATATTTAATCTGATAATTAACATATGAGGTACCATCCTTAATAAAGAGTTTCCTTTGCTTAGACGCAATGGACATTGCTAACGAAGATTTCCGGGGAGTGATAGATTTATCTAATGATGTGGTTTGTGTATTAATAATGTGATCCCAGACTTCATTTAATGCATCATCTATAGCTTTGGGGTCATTCGTATCAACATCAAGGAAGGATCGAGCAAGATCGAGAATTGGGAGAATAAATTTTTTCCACATATGTCTAGCTACAAACTGAGAATCAAATTTTTTAAGTTTAGAATTTTTTACTATAGCATCATATTCCCCTGATCCTTTCAGATTTCTAATTTCTTTGCTCAGTCCCGAAGGAGTAAGCATTTTTCCTGCATTATGGAATTGGTAAGCTATGCGCCCTTCTAGTTCGTTTATATCTACTGAAGATTGCCGCAGAAATTTAACCATACGAGCAGAATGTTTTGCTACTATTCTAGCTAACTTTCCAGTTCTGTCGTCAGAAAATTCTCCTTTCATAACTTGATCTGCCACAGCAGCCGATGTGTCTTGTTTCATCAAATCTGGAGTACCATTGATCTTCTCCAGATCTGTAATAAATGATTTTAGAAAAAGGCTTGCAGTAGCTTCAGCAGACGTTTTAATATCATCCTTGGTTCCTGTTCCTTCCCCAGTTTTCAGGTCTATTTCATGACCTCCTCCAACGAACAATTTTCTCATCACAGCCTTAGGGTTATACTTTTGTAGTTCTAGCATAACATCAATTGCATTTTTCGTTAAAATATTTTTCTGAACTCGTTTTTTGTAGTTTTCTACTAAAGTATTTAAATCATCCATTTTAACTTTAAATACTTTGAGCCTAGCTTCAGCTGGAGTTAATGAGGGATCGCCCTTCATTATTTTATCGCTCATAGCTCTGAGCTGTCTTTCTAGTTTATTGAGATCCGACTGTGTTAGCTCTCTCTGGGCTTCATATTCTGGATATACATAATTTCCATCGATGTCTTTCTTATTTATAAGGTTGTAAAGCTCTTTTGCACATTCGTTTTTCTTTGCCATTATTCATCCCCTACAATACATTTAATAGCTGCATTCAATAATTTAGTCTCATTTTTATCACCAGCTTTTAGAGCTTTAACGCTCTCTAATAGTTCGACATCCTCAGGGGTGAGCTTACCGCTCTCTTGGAGATCTTTTATTCTCTTTTCCATGGCAGATTCAAACTCTTCTTCAGCTGGTTTTACATTCCCGGGATCATCTTCGTTTAATTTCTGATCGATGATTTTACCTGAGTCGGGATGGCCAGTTGCTGAATTTTCTCCCTCCAGAGTGGCTGTGGCATTACTTACAAAAGTAGGTCGACCTGCTTCGCGAGAAGTGTTAAAGATTTCCTTCTTATTGTTTAATAAGGCAATGGAATCGTTAATTTTCGATAGTTGTAAAGCAGCTTTATTAAGCTGGGGCAAATAATCTGATTGAAACTTGTTGTCTGGAGGGTTAGCTATCAAATCTCTTAGATGCTCTTTTCTGGCGTTAAGATGAACAGAATTTACTGAATTTCCTCTTGGACTATTTTCTATTTCTTGAAGCTCCCCTTTATGTGTACCCATCTTTGATACAAATTCTTCGTCTTCGGGAGTGACTTCTGCAGGAGGTAAATCGGCTATTTCTGATACTCTTTTGGCTGCATTGGAATCATACAAGGCTGTTTTAATCATATCAGGAAGAAACGATAATTTTTTATAAACCTCTGGCGACCCCTCTTTGATGATGCCTAGGGTACCTTTCTCGTGATTTAGCTGTACAAGAGGTGTTAGAGCCAAGTTTTGAATATCTTCCTGGACGCCAGGATCGTCAGATATTTGATCAGCTAAGGATGACATATTTATCAGAACATCTCCTCTTTTCTGGATAAGCTTAGAAATAGTCTCATTGTCTCTCTCTTCACCGTTTTGCTCTTCATATTTAGAGTTATTTTCGTCTAATGCCGCGTCGACAGTAGCCACAGGGTTTACACGTGAATCAGCTTTAGCTTGCGCATTACCTTCGCCATTTATACCTTTTACATCATCTGATGATAATACGCCGCCTATACCACCTAATGCTCCTCCCCAAAGAGCCCAGCCACCCATTTGTCTGCCAATTTGTCCCACTGTAATATGGTTGGGAAGGATAGGATTGAATGCAGCTGCAGTTGTGCCAGCTAATAAAGCTGTGCCTGCTCCGGAGATAGCACCTTTTGCTGCACGCATAGCTATTTGACTTGCCCTACCAGCTTCACTTAGTGCTGCTAAGCCTTCTAATCCTTCTACGCCTGCATGAACTTTCGCTCCTATGCCTAAAGTAATTGGGTCGAGCATTCCACCAAGCAAGGATCCACCATCCTTAATGAGGTACTTGTTAGTAAAGCTGTCATCTGGCAAAGAAGCTATAGCATATTGAGCTTGTTTCTGTGCATCACCCCAGCTTTTAAGGTACTGAGAAGCTGCGTCAGGATCTTTATCTATATACCTCTCATCTAAGTATTTCATGCCGGCCCACGCATCATGCGTGATATTCCAAGGAGACATTACTCCTGCATAGATTGAGGCCTTCAAAGAAAACCAGCGATTAGGAATGTCCTGAGAAGGATTAATCTTGGACATTGCGGCTTGAGTTGCTGACGGAGATTGTGTTATTAATGTGCTCGCAGGTAAAGAATTGTAGTTTGTATTGTCCACATCAATAGTAGGCAGCCAATCTGATTGATCTTCGTTTTCTGGTGAGGAAATAATTGGCTCTTTCATTAAATGAATCCTGCAATCAAATCTGTAATAAAATCATTTCTAATAGAGGGCAGAGAACTATTGGAAGATTGAGCTAGATGAACCTTTGTTGGATCAACCGAATCTTCCCAGCTAAAACCTGCCATTTGCCCATTTTTCATCATTACTGGATGACCTACAGAGTCAACTAGTATAAGGCCTCTTCCATCAGGGGATGGTACAAACCTACCACTTTGTATGGCAATTTTAGTCATTGATAAATGAATAGTTTTCTCATTTTTATTTTCTATATGTTTGGTGTAATAATCTGTATTGAGGTTTTTCAAAGCCATTGATTTGGTGTAATCCATAAGAGAAGTAATATTAGGCATACTGAGTTTTATGCCGTGAGGATAGGATTTAGTTGTAATGGATACAGGAACTCGTAGACTTAGGTTCTGGTATTTTGATGATAGAAAATCTTGGACAACTTTAGTACCGTAAGTTTGCAAGCCAGACTTAAAAGAAACCCCTCCCTGCATGCTTCTGTACATAACTTCTTTTGCTATTTGAGTTTCTAGGCTGTTCATTAATGTATTTGAAGTTGCTTGAGGGGTAAAGACGTTAGAGTAGGAAGTCCTTAAGTTCGCAAGTTTGTCCATTAAACTTGAATTAGAGATAAACATGTTTGTCATCGATTTAAGTGACTTTACTCCAGTTATTTCCATAGCGGTTTTCATGTTTTTAGGATCATTGAAATAGTCAGCATGATCGATTAAAGCTTTATCACTTGGCATAGAAAACCAGAAAACTTTAGGCGATAACTTAGCTTGAATTAAATTAGCTTCCCAGATATAAGCATGAGGGGCATCATTTCTCATAATGTTTGAGTACAGCTGTTTAGCCACGTGTAGATCGGAAGTATTCATAATGTGAACCATATTTGCTAAATCAGCATTAGTCGTCATCTTTGGATACAAGCCATTAGCTTTTTCTTGCTGTACTAGAAAGTCTCCTTTCTTTTGAATTGCAGCTAAAACCTCAGGTGAGAATGGTGTATTATCCATTAATACTGCTGAGTTATTGACAATTCCATTAAATACAGCCTGGTGTTGCTCTCTTTGAGAAACAGTCGATCCGGGAATATGATCTTGGATAGACTGAATGTAATCTATTGCATTTTTGCCTTTAATAATAAATGCAGCAGGATCATGATGAGCAGCTTGCTGAAGCTCTGAAATTTTAGCTAAGGTAAATTGATGCGCTTTATCTAGAGTCGCTTGTGGAATGGTTCGCTCAGGATTCTGACCATAAGAAGGATTGGTGAGCAAGTTTTGGCGCAAGATATTTAAAGACTGCATCGTTGGGGCAGAATTCATCAAGCTTCTGCTAACTTGTCCAGCATATACGCTTTCTTTATACTTAACTTTCTGTTCTGTAGTTCCAAAAGGAGCTAATTTAGACCATATCGAATTTATCTTGGTTTGGTTGCCGGTATAACCCAAAACCACACCTTGTGAAGCATCAGATAAGACGGAAGCATTTTGAGACCTTTGAATCGTCATAAACGATTTAACTTGACCATCTAAGTAATTGGCTATTCTTTGTTTGCCCTCTATATTATTATCTAAACCAGAGTTCCTGTAGTTTTCACCGTAGTTCTCTATATTTTTAATATAGGCTGCATTTTCTTGTGGCGTCGATTTAGAAGCAAAAAGATTATAATTAGAAATATAATAATCTAGTTTTCCTTTTTGTAGAGCGAGAGCTGTTCTATATTTAGAGTTAGCAATACGGTTTGCATATACTTCTGGTCTAATATCTCCCTGGGCTAATAATTGCTTATTTGCTATTCGTGATTGTACTTGCGCATGAGCAAATGCTTCTCCAAGAGCGGAGTTTTTTTGTGCAGCTTGTTGTTCAGCGGAGGTGCCCTTAGTTGACCCAACTGGAGAATTTGCATAAGCATAAGCAGCATTTTCAACTAAACTATCGGCAGAATCAGCATTTACTAACGCTGCTGCAGAAGAAGTTGCACGTTGTTGTAACGCTACCTTTTCTGCAATCCGTGGCATGTAAATGGCTTGGGCATGTTGATAATTTTGCTGAATCCAAGACTGAACTTCAGGAGATTTACCAATCATTAATTGCTTGGTATAGCTATCCATTTGTCCTTGTAGGTCTGCAATAGAACCATTTTTTGAGGTATTTATGGGCTTATTTATTACTCCCATATACATTTTGGTATAAGCCATACCCATATCATTGGTCGTAAAATTTCGGGCAACAGTTTGGCCGGAAAGATTATAATCACGGCCAGCTTGTGTCAGATCGGTTGCAGGCTTCCAGTTCTCGCCTTGTTTCTCCGCATCTTGCCGCCCTTTCACGGTAGCTATCTTGTCTGTTATATTATTTGAAAGCGTATCTAAAGTATTAGCAAAGGTCTGGTCTAATTTGCCTTCATAGAGTTTAGACTGCGCTCCCGACATATCGGGTTGAACTTCCTCAATTGGTACGCTCTGATTATATTTTGGAAAACTTCTGCTCATTAGTATTACTCCCAAAACTTCGATTGATAATTAGATGCCCAGTCAGAATAAGAAATCTTCGGATCATCCAATTTGTGGTCGTCTTCGTCTTGCCAAGAGTAATTGCCTGCTTCATCATCCGACGGAGATTTACTTCCGTATTTCCCCGCTAAAGATCCCATATTAAAAAGAGAACTACCGGCACTTTCAATTCCATGCGCCCAATCAGCCGATTTTTCAGAAGAGAGATCTGATCTAGCAGCATCCATTCTGGAATTGAGATCGTCTTCTGTGATCTGAAGATTCATATTTGCTACCTGAGTATCCCGAGCGAAATTGTTGTATGAAGCTTCTTCTAATGCGCGAAATGAGCCACTGCTCAATGCCATGCCATGGGCCGCAGCTATGACTTTCTGTTGAGCCATGACTGACTGTATCTGGTTGTCTCTCACAATTTGCTGTTGAGCGGCTTTAGCTCTTGCACTATCTTCGTTAATTCGAAGCTGTTGCTCTTGCATTTGTTCGGCGGCTTCTTGTGCTTCCTCTTGCTGATCATCCTCGTAAATAGATGTGCCTGCAGTTACTCCTGCTCCTATTAGTCCTGCTATAGCTAACGCTGTACCCATTATTCTCTCCTAAACTGATATTTCTACTGCCACGCCGCGAATGGTCAAGGGCAATGGCTTATCTGATTCGCAAGTGGCAGACACTCTGCGTCCCCACCCTGTGATATTTGTTGGCAAAGCGAATATTCCGCTCACAGGTGGAACTGGATCATCCAAAAGTATCCCTCCTGATTCTGGTGTATATAGATGCGACATAGGAATTTCTACATCATTTGCCTTAAAAGGATAGCTATTCATGAAATCAATATAGACCTTATAGATAGTTTTCTTTGTGTACAAAGTATCTCCTGCTTGGGACATAATATGAGCTGGCATAGTTTCAAGAGTACTATCAATTCCATAGCCAAAAATATAGGTTTTAGTAGAGTCCAAAGGAAAGCTAAGCAAAGTATCGCCCGACCCATCAGTTTCACTTGTTCCAATATAGGTAGCCTGATTAGCGCCATCAGGAAGGACTTCTACATCTGTTACGATATCAACAGTCATATTTGCATAGGTTGCACCACAAGGAATTGTCGCCTCTCCTGAGGCTGCTGGCGTATATGAACTGGTAAAATCTAAACATCTTTCCCAAGTCAATTCTTCAAGGTGATATGTCGAGTTACGCAAAGTGATGAAAAATACACTTCCCCCAACTGCGCAAACATTTCTCCAGCTGCCTTCTTTTGTTGCAGTACTGGACCAGGCCGCAACATTTTGCTCTACATATGTCTCATAGAGGAACAAATTAAAGTCCTCATCTATTCCGATCAATATATTTGCATCGAACGTCGTATTCTCAGTATATGCAGACATATCGATAGGGTTTTTAATGAGATGACTGCTCAGCAGAGATGCATCTGAAGAATTATAGGCCTCAACTGTGTAATCATAGTTATAAGCCATGACAGCGCGACCACCTTTTTTAATATAGAGAGTAGAGTTATCAAGCACAACAGGAGTGCAAAGTTCCGAACCATTATTAGTTTGTGCGCGAATAGAGAAGTTCGACGGTGTTGCTCCCTGCGAATCAGCAGCCGGCGTAGACATCTCTGAAGAATTAGTGAAGATCTGCAATGTTCTAGAAGATACTACATTCCGAATAGCGTCTTGAGATCCCGAAGCGATGCTATATGCGATTGAATCAGAAGCTAGACCTGTTCCGGTATCAAAATCACGAAAATCTCCCGTTGCACTTAGGAAAATCGATTGAGGTAATGATTGAGATCCCGCTAAAACAAGCCTGTCCTCGAAGAAAGAGATGGTTCTAGGCCATCCCAAATGTGCACTATACGCAGGTTGAGCGATGAAACATTGAGTCCCAGGAAAAGAGCCAACTGTTGGAGGACCAGCAGATGTTTGAGCGAAGGGAGTAATGACCTGAATGTCCGCAGTTTGTGCAGGCACATTAACTGAAATGATCCTAGCACGACCTATTGTGGTAGATGTTGTAGGTCCAAGGGCTTCGAACACACCACCAACATAATCAGCAGTTAAACCACCCCACCCTGTCCCTGCGGTGCAAGTAAGAGTAGAATAGGCAGTTCCCACAGTAACTTCGACAGGTGAAACTTCAAAAGTCCAGTCATCATAATTGTTGTCAAAATCGTGAACGGGAGGGTTCTTGAAAGAATATGTCGATGTTGAAACAGTTCCAGCAGTGGGATCGAAAATAATTTGTAATATTCCAACCGGACCTGAGGTCAAAACAAATTCGTTCTGATTTTGAGCTCCTCGAACAGTTCTTGAGCTGACATCAGCGTGATAAGGGTTAGTGAAAGTAGATACAACAAAAGGACTGACTGAAATGTCTACAACGAGAAGTCCTGCTGCATTTATGTTTGTCACTATTATCAGAAAGTCTTTTTCTTCAGTTCTCCAAGAAAAGAGCTGGAAATGGTCAGATCCTGCCGTAAGGGCCACATCATCAAATAGAGTAGTTCCAAATCTTTTTTTAACGCCTCCACCTGGCAATACTATAAAGTTCTTACAAGTCTTAGCCGCCTTGTTGTAGAAGACTAGATCAGATCTAGCAAATAATGAAGGATCAAGTTCACCTCGGGTAAAGTCATGATTCGATACTATTACGCCCATTTAATGGCCTCCTAGACAAAATGCCAAGCCCAAAGCTGATTATCGCGAATAGATGGATTAGGTTGTGCTGTGTAATCTCTATTTCTAGCTATTACGCGTTGAGAATTCGCCTTAGCTTCCCAATATTGAGCAATACTTGGATTTTCAGTAACTACTAATGCGCATTCAGAAGCCAAACACAAGCTCAGTAATTTAGTAAAGTAAGATGGAAACATACTTTCCAAAACATCAGCCACATATAACCACTTCCAAGGTGGTGCATTATTTGCATAGACCAGCTTGTCTGAGATGATAGTGTAATTGCTTCCCGGATAGGTGTTCCACGCTTGGATATAATCTGTTGGCAAATGATATGTGAAACCGTAATTAGGGTCTTCTGGCGATGCAGGATCTTGTGTCAGTACTACCCATTTCATGGCAAAGTGCCAAGGATGGCCTGCTAATTCATCAGGCTTAATTAAATCATAGATTTTGGACATCGAGGCTAAAATAGGATTGGTCAGGTCGAGAGTATTAACTTGCAAGTTGCCGAGATAAGAAAGTGCTGTGTTTATAATTTCTAATTTTGTGGCCATTGCTAATCCTCATAAAATTAAGGATGGAGGGCCACCACCCTCCGTCCTTCATCATAAAGTCCGCTTACGCGGATTAGCCGAGACAATATATCTTAGCCATTATTGTTAAGCAAGCCTTAACAATCTTTATTCTTTTTTATTATGCTGCACCTCTGAATACAGAAATGTCGACTGTATCAGTAACTAAGGCTGCTGCTGCATAATGTACAGTTACAGTATTAGCAGTACATACAACTCCAACTATAGGCTGCGAAAAACCAGCAGTCATAGTTGCATATGCTTTATCCGTTGCTAAAGTTCCAGTAACAGTAAAAGCAGTAGATGTTGCAGCAGTTGCTGCGCCTCCACCACTTAGAACTTTGATACCAACAGTTGCTGCAATATTCGTAGCAGTAACAGTTGCTGCAGCAATTTTAGCGCCGGTAACAGAAGCAGGAGCTAAGTTAGCTAAAGCTGCACCAGCTGCCATCTGTGCGTTAGTCACAGCAAGCAAAGCAATTTTTGGTGTAGTAACACACAGATCTGCCAAATCAGCAGTATCAACAGAACCCGGAGGCAATGTCTCAGTGATTTCAGAGATGGTTACTGTGGTGGAACTTACAGCAGTTACGTATGCCAAAGTCATCACAGCATCACTTGCTGAAAAGTTAATGATACTACCAACAGCAAGCTGAGAGTAAATAGGCAAGAAATAATCAGCTGCGATAATTTCAGCTTTTGTATTTTCTGCCGTACCGTTGTATTTAAAATCTGCCTGTACTTGGTCATTACTGTACTCACCAGCAGAAGTGCGAACGAATTTTTGAGTATTAAAAGCCATTATTCTTCTCCCAGATTAAACAGATTCATCACAATCGATTTTAACAATACCCTTCGGCAATAAGGCCGAGGATCCCAAACGCATGCGGCTGATGGTTAACCACGATTGGTGAGGTGCTGACCACTCGATTTCTGTAACGGGTGTCATACTGTACACTCTGCCCATCGATGTACGCTGCCATGCGAAACAAGTACGGATGTTTCCAGCTTTTGGAAGTCCGCCTTCTGCGCGCGTTCCTAAGGTGTAGATTTGGAAGCCACATAGAGACTCAACCTGACCATCCATTAAATTACGTGTATTAACATATAAAGTATTGGTTGGCTTATCTTCGCCCAACAAAGCCTGTAACTGGCTAGGTGTCATGGCTAAATATCTATCCTGAGGGTCAACATTTTGTTCATCAAGGATAGCGGCTGCTTCTGTAAGTTTAGCAACTGAAAGATTAGTACCGCCGTCGGCAATAGTTCCTGTTCCGACAGCTGCGTCGAGAGCATTCAAAACACTCTGATCTTCACGACGACCAGCGGCCTTCGCATGAACAGAGCCAAGATTGCTTAACACATCGGTTAATAATTCAGCCTGCTGAAAAATATCTAAAGGTAGATTTAGTACGAAGTCTTTAAACGTAGTAGTGATCTGTTCGTAGTCAAGGTCACTCACAGGCACTAGGGATTGATATGCGCCACGTTCTTCCATTACTGTATCACCCTGCACTGGCCACTTGTACGCATCGCCACGAGCGCCATAGACGCTCTGAGTGGTGTTGCCTAACATTGCAGCAGCCTGGTAAACATTGGTAAATACATCATGGAACTGTTGGATGGCGACATTACTTAATGATGCTGGCATAGCAGTTCTCCATAAATTTGATTAAGATTAATGTCAAATTTCTGAAGTTGTTCCCAGCTGGATTCTTCTTTCAAATGACCGCAAAAAGTGAAGTTGTCGCGGTGCGTTCTCCATGCTTAATACTATATTAAGAACAAAAATGATTCAACATTTATTTCACATGACACAAATGCTTTCACTAGACACATCTAAGCATAAGTATTTCTAAGCATCTAAGCATCTTGGCATCCTGGCATCTTGGCATCTTGACACCCAGGCATCTAGGCATCTATAATCTAAGAGTCATAACAAGGAGAAAACTATGATTGTATCTTTTTTAAACGAGAAGGGTGGAGTTGGCAAAACTACCCTCACCTGCAATTTTGCAGCTTACTTTGCTAAAGTGTTAAACAAATCTGTGATCTTAGTCGATACTGACGTCCAGGGCAGCTTGTCTGACTGGCATACAATGTCGAATCTAAGAGTCCCACTTTTGTCTCTACACACACCTAAATCCATCGATACATTGGCTAAACTGTCAAAGCAAGCTGACTATATATTTGTCGATGGTGGAGGGAAAACAGGTCTGGATGGATTGTCGGTAGAAATAATTATCCACTCTGACATTGTTATTATTCCTTTGCAGCCTGGTAACTTAGATCTTTGGGGAACTGAATCTATCGCCATGGCTGCCAAGTCAAGGCAAAAGCTGACAGGTAGGCCTCATGTATACACACTTTTTAATCGGGTGAATGAACGAACTAATATCTATAATGATTCGAAAGTGGCTATCAGAGAATTAGAAATTGATGCCTTCTCAGCATGCATCAACCAGAGAGTGAGCTATGCAGGTCTGGCATCAAGAGGATTGTCTGTGGTAGACACTCCTGGATCCAAAACCTATTTTGAGATTGAGCATGTGTGCTTAGAGTTAGAACAAATATTAGCAGGAGAGAAAAATGAGCTTACGGCCATCAATTAACCAAATAGATAAAATCATGGCTGGGAAGCCAAAAACTACGAGGACATCTTTGCGCATCCCAACCGAGAAATGGAAGGAGATCAAACAGTATTGTCTGGACAATAAGTGCACCATGATGGAGACACTTCTTGCTGGATTTGATCTGATGAATACAGATGCCAAGGCATCCAGGCATACAGATGCCAAAGTTAAGGAGAAGCAAAATGTTTAAGATGCACCACTACATGCTCGTTAATTTTGGACACACTGGAGTTGTCATTCTACATGTCGCTGGGTGTCTAATTTTTAGTGTGGCTGTCTTCGCATTGATCGATGCCGTTAAATCTGGTCTCACTAGAGAAAGAGTTAATCAGCAAAATCTTATCGAAGACGCTAAAAGAAATAGGCAAAGGATAACGCAACCTGAAGATTGGATTCCTCTAACACAACGAAAGATGGAGCGCGCCCAAGCCAGACAAGAACAGAAAGAAATGCTGGAGTCTGAACTAAAATTGTGCGGTTAGATTCACCGCTAATTAGTCTAAACTTGTTGTTACAAATCGCCCTATCGATCGTGTTCGTCTGACTCCGAACGTTAACCACGGTCTAGGGCGGTTTGGACGTACCCAAAATTTTCGTAGTAGGGGAGCGATCAAAAAGCTAACCAAAAGTGAAAGAGGGTAGCAGCCAACAGGGTATCAGTGATACACCCATTTTCTTAACAACTACTACCCGCTTTGCACAAGAGGGGGTTACGTCAGGCGACAAGGAGAAAACAAGCGCCTGACATGAGTTCGTCTATCACGAATTGTAACCCCCAAACTCACGATTGCCCGGAAATAGTTTAGCATAGTCTGCGTTCAACTTTTTTTCGGCCATCGCCCTAGCAGGTCCCGACATTGAACGAACCTCCTGCAGACGTTGCATAAGGTCTTCGTGAGATACATCTTGACCAACATGAGCATCGGATGGCACAGTGCTGAGACCTGTGTTGCTAATAAGTGCGGTCATAACTCTTGCAGCATCTGCTGTACAAATCGAATCCATGATCTGCTCTAATCCTGCTTGAGAAACTCCAGGTAGGTTAGCTGCTCGTTGCACCGCATGATCAAATGCTTGAGCCTCTTCAGCTCCAAGAGCTGCTTCTTCTTGCTCAATCATCAGATTGTAATTTTCGATAAAAAGAGCATCATCTGCTTCTGCAGTGGCATGATTTGAGTTCGCCCACATCTTGCACATCTCTGAAAATGTGTCTTGGCTCATGTTCAATTCTTTTGCCCTAACTGCAAAGTCCTTGAAGTATGGATTCTCGGTATCAAAAGTTACACCCTTCTCAACCATGTCATCGGATAATTTAAAATCATAGTTTTCGGGTGCGCCTGTAAATCCGCCCAGCCGGCTATGGAAATCCTTAAGCAGTTTCGAGTAGCCTGCAGCTTGAGCCTCAATGTTTTTAAACGTGCCCTTGTGAAAATAATCAGGCATATCTCCATCGCCTGGCATTCCTTCGCGCCATTCCCACGAT